ATGACCGACACCACGATCGAAGCATTCATCGCCAAGCGTCAAAAGCAATTGACCATGCAAGTGCACCTGTACGCTCTCGTCGACGGCCTCCTGTACGCCGATGCAGCCGACGCGTCGCCGCTACAGCGATCGCAGTCGGCAGTTGCGCTGTTCGACGGTACGCCGGACGCGTCACTGGCCGATGCGGGGCCGTGGCTGATCGACTACGAGCGGGCGGCCGCCGCGATCCGCCAGACGCTATCCATCATGGCGAGCGGCTCCACGGGCGTCTCCTGGCTGATCAGCGCATATCCAATCGAATCCCTCGCCGACGAGTTGCGCAACCGGCTTGACGTGCGCCTGCCGGATGGTCGCACCGCCCTCCTTCGGTTTTACGACGCCCGCATCATGGCCGACATGGCGTCGCTGATGGAATTCACGCAACGCATGCAGTTCTTCGTCGCGACATTCGACTGGCTCGTCGAAGTGAATGGGAAATTGAAGGGAGTGCACCCGCATGCTTGAGCTGACTAGCGAACAGGTCGCCGGCCTTGCCGAGATCGACGCCCGCGGATATGTCGAGCGCGTCCGGCTGGATCTCGTCAAAGGAGACGCGAGGCTGGTCGACGATGGCACGCTACCGACGCGCCTCTGGAACGCATACGTTGCCGCGCGACAACTTGGCATTCAATCGGACGACAACGTCGAGGCGTTTCTCCGGATCGAAGCATACGCACCGAGCTTCTATATGAAGCCGGCCACGCGGGCATGGTTCACCCGGCCCGGCCGATCGCCGGACGAACGCTTTCACGACTACTTTCGCGTCATGAAATGGCGCATCGAACACCCCGAATACAACGGAGGACTTGAGAATGGCGGCAGCACTTCCACTGCTGAAAGGAGTAATAGAGGAGCTTGGGCCGGTATTGGTTCGAGCTGGCGCCGCCTTGTTGGGTGGGGCAGCAGTGGCGGGGACAGCCAGCCTGTCTAGTGACACGACGAAGGACGAGAGCAAAGCCAAGACCGACGCGAAAGCGGTGCCGCGTACAGGAGAAAAGTGCAAGAAATGTCCGCCGGAGGAAACTGGCTTTGCGGAAAACAAAAATCACCACATGTCGGCGCGTTCCCGCAAGTATCAGGGCCGAATAACCGGGCGACCGTATAGCGTCGAGGAAGGATGGAGCGAAGAGTGGGAGTGGCTTGGAACAGACTTCGATGGTTTCGTGCCAGCGGAGTGCCTATTGCAAGAGGCCAAGGCGCATTATGCACAGTTCCTCAGGCGCAACGACGAAGGCGAACTCAAGGCAAAAAAATGGTTCGAGGGGTACGAAACCTTGTTCAGCACACTGGAAAAACAAGCGAAGAAGGTAAAACTAAACCCGCCCAGCCGCTTGAAGTGGTACTTTGAAGAGGCCGAATTGCGAGAGTACATGCTTCCAGCGCTGATCGAGAATCAAGTAGCATCCGTCTGGCAACCGTAACCCACGACGATCATGGACATCAGACTCAAATTTAGAGATGACTCACTCGAGCCGACGAACTTCGGGGAAGTCCTGTCACGCATTCAGACCGTGACCGCTGAACTAGCCGCGATCGATCCGACGCTCAATCGCTGGTATGCGCGGGGAAAGAGCCGCGATGAGGCACTGCTATATCAGGCATTCGAAGACGGGGCGCCATCTACCGCTATCCTCGCGGTGCTAAAGCACAAATTTGCAGATGATCCGAATACGACATATGTCGCTCTGTGGGACGGAAACGACGACGACGATCGCGGAGCAACCCTCGCATGCCATCTCAACGAGCCGGGCCTTACCAACACATTCGAACTATCGCTGTCCGACAAATCGATTCTCGGCAATCTTGACTCAGTCATAAGAATCGTTCGAGCTGCAGTCATCGCATTCAAACCCGCATACGTCGCCGTCGCGCCGAGAAGCTACGCGGCGCGACAGGTGTTCGATGACAAGCCGGGCGTCGGCTGGATGATCTACTTGCCAACCGTGATCACGCAGCAGCAGGTTCCGGAGGCACGTGAGATTGTTCCAATCCCGGAGACCGGCAAGGCGCAGACCGGCACCGTCATTGTCAGCACTACGGACGCCCCGTTCTCGATGAAGAATCCCGAGCACGTCGAAACGGCAAATCGGATCGAGATCCGTCTCGTCGAGCAAGACCTCCTCCCCACCTTCAAAGATCTGTAAGCGTGATGCCGGCGCGATAGACCGCGCCGGCATCTGCTGTTAGAACAGACCCACGGGCTGCGCCGCGTCATCCCAACTGAAGATGATCAGTTCGTTCCGTTCGACGCCCCGCCCACCGCCGACCGTGTACTGGATCGGCACGGTCTCAATGTGAAACCCGTCGAATACGCGCCGAATGTCCGGGTGATCGTTCAGGCTCACGATCGCCCGGCCCTTGAGTGAACGCAGCCGCTCGGCCATCTTCTCGTACTCCTCGAACGGGAACGCCACGCCGTACCCCTCCGTCTCGTAGTACGGTGGATCCAAATAGAACAGCGTGTGCGGCCGATCGTAACGATCGATGCACGCGGCCCAATCCAAACGCTCCACGAACGTGTTCGCGAGCCGAAGGTGGGCCGCTGACAATTCCTCCTCGAGGCGCAACAGATTCAGGCCGGGCGGCGTTGTCGTCGCCGTGCCGAATGACTGTCCTTCCAGCTTCGCCCCAAAGCAACTTTTCTGCAGGTAGTAGAACCGCGCCGCACGCTGAATATCGGTGAGGGTTTCCGGGACCGTCTGCTTGAGCCACTCGAAGACCTGCCGGCTCGTCAGCGCCCATTTGAACTGCCGCACAAACTCCTCTAGGTGGTGCTGCACAACCCGGTAGAGGTTGACCAGCTCGCCGTTGACGTCGTTGATAACCTCGACCTTTGCCGGCGGGCGCAAGAAGTAAAGCGCCGCTCCGCCCGCGAACACTTCGACGTAGCAGTCGTGCGTCGGAAAGCGCGGGATGAGATGGTCAGCGAGGCGGCGCTTGCCGCCGATCCACGGAATAATTGGATTTGCCATTGCGAAAGCCGTTATAAACTTGGTGTAGAATCCGGCCCGCCTACGTAGGTAAGCAGGGCCTTGGCCGATTCACTGGCACGTACAGTGGAAAGGCGACCGAGGAATGTGTTGCCGCACGCCCCTCCGTCGCCCTGTTTCATCCAGCGCGTTACGCGCCTTCAAAATTGAGTCCGAGTCCAGCCATACCTACTAAATTTGGTATGTTCATAAATTGCTGGATGGACTATCTTCTATATGGGGATGCCATCCCCAACATAGCGCTCCACGTCGTCGTTTGCACGACATGGAACTGTCCTCCCGTCATGAGCGTCACATCGAGGAAGTATTGGCGATATGTTCCGTACAGCTTGTTGAGAGTCATCGTGCGCGAAACTTAACCTTCTGGAGAACAACAATGAGCACCACGATTACCAATGCCGGTTACGGCGTCTGGAACAACACGATTGACGTCACATCTCAGGTTCAACAACAATACGCAAACGGCACGCGCGTGTTTCTCGCGGGCAATCAATATGGCGACCCGTCCCCTGGAGACCGTAAGTATCTCTACATCTTCTGGACGATCAACAACGGGCCGGCGCAATCGGGCGTGACAGGGGAGAATGACAATCGGGGTATCAGGATCGAATAAGTGCTCCTCGCGCGAATCGGTTCGCTCTCCCTCTCGCGACCGGACCGATTCGCCGCTTCCAGGCTATTGCAATCGTCATTGATTCATTTCTCAGAAATCGCGACGGTTGATCTCAAGTACGCGATCAAGACACACCCGCCCTTCAGCAATTCATGGGGCAGCTTCTGTCGCGCATTCAAAGTTATTTTTTCGAATCATTCGCCCGTCGCCAGCCTCGCACTTCCCGTACTGACGGTAATATCCGGCGAAACTGCGAACTGCGTGATCAGTGCCGTCTGCTTGTCGGCTCGCGACGACGATCCGAAGAAATACTCTTTCGATCCGATCACCATCGTGATCAGCACGCCGAGCAGCGTGTCGAGCGTACTCTTCACCACGTCGGGCATCTTGATTTCGCCGATCGCGAGATAGAACTCCAGCCCGATCACCACGAACAGCGCCACGGTGTACATGTAGGCAAGATTCCGTGCCGTGTGATCGTGCTCGGCCGCAGCGTACTGGCGAGCGCTCGCGCGATCGTCGGCCGCCACCTTGTCGGCCTGCACATGAATCCCGGCCATGTTCTCCGCGTGCGTGAATCCGGCCTGCCGCATCTTCAGCTCGAAGTCTGCGTCGGCCTGCTTCAATGCGAGCAGCTGCTCCGGCGTCATCGGCTGACCGCCGAGCGCAGCCTTCACCGTGTCGACGGATCCGTCGCTAATCCCGAGCTTCTCGGCAATCGTCGACGCCGCCATCGCTGCAACGCCCGGCACCCCGCCCGTCAGCGCCGTGACAAGCCACGGCGCAATCGTCTTCAGCACGTCCAGCATCGTCACACCCCCAACGCGCGGTTGAGCTGCCAGCCATACTCGAACGTCTCGTTCTCCGGCCGGCGCTCGGCCAGCTCGATGTAGAAAACGGACTGCTGGGCGGCGATCATCCCGTACAGCACGCGATGACCATCCGCGCCACGCATCGCGAGGAACGACTTCAACGCCGCGATCGTCATCGGGCCGATACCGCCGTCGACGGCGACGTCCTGGAATGCCTTGCCGTTCTGATTCAGCACGTTCAGCGCCCGCTGCAAAAACTTCACGCCCGTCGCCGGGCCGGCATTCACGCCGATGTCGAACAGTTTCTCGGCGAGCGTCGACGAGATCGCGTCGACCTGGTCGAACTTCGGCCGCGTCCAGTAGCGGGCCTCGCAGATCTCGACCGCCGTCGCACGCGGCATGCTCTGCATCGGCCCCGTGTAACCGTTCGCGCGAGCCTCGGCGGCCGTCACGCCCCACATGGTTCCCTCGAGCTTCCCGAGATACCAGTTCCCTCGATCATTCGGATTGTTCGAGAAACCACCCTCGCGCCCGATCAGCGCGTCGATCTTCGCTGCAAGATTCATTGCTTCCCTCCCCGGCCGATGGCCTGTTCCAATACGTCGATCCGCTGTTGCTGAAGTCTGTTCAGCGCATCGCCCTCATTGATGTGCGTGAAGACCCAGACGATCGAGCCGACGAGAAACGTCTGCACTACGCCCAAGCACACGCCGAGCACCCACATCGCGCCCGTCGCCTTGTTCTTCATCGCGTCGACCTTGCGGTCGACCTCCGCGATCGCGCCGGCCAGCTCGCCGCGAGATCGTTCCTCCGCGCGCGAACGGGTCCAGAGCAGCCCGACGTCCTCGCGCACGGTCTCGGCCCGCACCGCCATCTCGGCAAGTCGCCGATCGAGATCCGCGAACGGCTGCACCGACCGCTTGATGTCCTCGACGCTGGACGCGACCGATCGCATCTGCTGCGCCAAGGTCGCCATCTGGACGGCCAGCCCCTCTTGCCTTTCGTCACCCATCAAACCCCCGTTGAAAAAAGAAAAGCCGCCCGAGTTGCCTCGAGGCGGCATCCAAACATTAAACAGAATTCGAGAAAATTCTAATTAATTTATCATTCACCCTAACAGAAAACCCCTCAGGCAACAAAGCGGCATCAACCCAGCGATACACACGTAAATTGACGGTTTACATTCTGACGCCCGAGACCTACCATCAAAATTCCAATGCTTGCTCGATGTAAAATTTTCGCGCACTTAATTCATCGAGCGCATTGGTTTAATCCACGATGAATACGACACACTTTCCATCACATGCATACTGGAGGAAATAATGGCTCGCATCGTTTGGGGAACCGTCAGCAGCAACGGAAGCATCCAGAATGGCAGCGGAGATTTCACTGTCGAGAATATCGGCACCGGCAAGTACACCATCTCCTTCAGCCCCGGTTTTTCCGCACTTCCCGGAATCGTTGGATCTCAAAATAACTTCAACAACCCCAATCAATCCAATACGGATGGAATATCCGTTCCGTATGTCAACAAAAATTCCTGCCAGATTAACACCGGCGATGGAAAAGGCTCGGCCGACAACCGGAGCTTTGCATTCATTGCGATTGGCGACTAGCACGACCTAAATATTTCCAAACCGACCCTTACCAACGAAGCAACCGACTAGTGAATTTACGGCCACTGTCGAGTAAGGGTCGGAAACAGCTGAAAGAGCAAATACACTGAACGCGCCATTAATGCTTATTAAGACGACAGTTCGGAGAATTTACGAACGGGAAATATTCCGCATCGTCTCCTGAGCACTACCGAGGCGCGGGAACGACTAGGTCGATCTTCTTCGTCGGCTTCTTGCCGTGGCCGGCCTTCGCCTTCCCCTTGTTGCCCGCGTTCAGTTCCACCGACGTCTCCCAACTGCGGCCGGCGTACGTGTGCTTCACCGACTCGACCAGAAACTCGCCGTCGGCCTCCTGCTTGAAGCCTTTCAGCTTCACCGTCTTCTCGGCCGCGATATCCGTCCGACCACGCATGCGCAGGACGCTCTTCGCGGTATGCCGGTTCAGCTTCTCGAGGCGGGATTTCGCCGCCGCCTTCGCGGCCTCCGGACTGGCGTACGAATGGCGCTCGGTATGAACGGCTGCAGCACCTGGCGGCGCATCCGGATTCGGAATCGTGAGATCGATCTTCTTCCCGGTCTTCGCGTTGTGCACCTTCGCACGCACCGCGACGAAGCTCGCCCGGTCCGGAAACGTGATCTCGTAATCGGCGAGATCCGCCGGCGTCAGCTCGATCGACGGCAGCGTCTTGCCGCTCGCGCTCTTGCCGCCGCCGATCGGCCCGACGATCAGCTTGCCCGCCTTCACCGTCGCGGTCGCACCGTACTGCCTCGCGATGCGCGTGATGAAGTGCAGATCGCTCTCGCCGAACTGATCCGCACGCGGCACGACGGCCTCGACCGAACACGCGGCCGCCCACTTGTTGCGACGCGCGACGTCGCCGACGATGTCGGCCAGCTTGACGTTCGTCCAGCCGCCGTAGCGATGCGTTTTCGACGTCGCGCGCATGTTGGCCGGCTTACCGCGGATGACCATCGTTGCCGGCGGCCCGCGCAGCACGATCTCGTCGATCGCGTACTCGCCGAGCATCGTCAAGCCCCGCCCCTCCCAACCAAGCGACACCTTCAGCGTTGCGCCTTTCGGGGGAAAACGCACCTTGCCGTCGCGGTCGTCCAGCTCGATCTCGCAATCGTCCGCCTCGAGGCCGGGTTTGTCGGTCGTCTGGATCCGCAGCACGCGGTCCTGAATGACGCGCGTGATATCGTCGCCGTTCGCGACGATCTGGAAAATAGCTCGCATTGCTCCTCCCTCACGACCACAACTGGATTGGCTCGTCGCGCGGCACCTCGAGGTCCGGCATCACGATCAACACGCCGGATCTGAACGGTTGCGCCTCTCGCGCCAGCCCCGGATTCGCCTCGTAGACTGCCTCGACGGTGCCGGACAGCGTCCCGTAGTGCTTGTAGCAGAGCGTGTCGAGCACGTCCCCGTCAGAGGTTCTGAGCGTCTTCGCCATAGCGGACAAACTCCAGACTGTAGGTTTGTTTGCGAGGCGCACCATCCGACATGATCGCCTCCTGTTCCTCGTCGACGCCCTGCAGATACCAGCGGCCGAGCACGTCGCCCGTGCCGGCCGTGAGCTGCACGGGCTTCATCTTCGCGCCGATCGCGCGCAGCGTTTCGATCTGCCGGAATCCCGCGCCGAGCGCCGGAAATACGACGCCGGACAGCGTAATCGTCTCCCCCCCTCGGCTCACCGCCTGCGCTGCCTCCTCGCGGTTCAGGCGCTCTTGCGTCGCGACCTTGTAACGGGTCGAGCGCCGCAGCTTGTCGAACGCTGCAGTCGACAGGCCGAAGTGGAACGAAACGCCGTCATCCACCGACAGCGTCAGCAGATGAGGGGTAGAAGACTTTGCGCCATCAAACAGGCCAGAGAAAACCGAGCCGAGACCGGCCGTCTTCGCGAACGACTTCAGCGCCCCCATCGTCTTCTCGCCGACCAACGCAGTGAACTGCGTCTGCACGCCCTTCAACGCACCCATGACGCTCTTTGCAGCCGACCGGATCAGGGGGTGATTCAGCGCTCCCACCATCTTGAGCACGTTGTTCACTGCCGCGCCCGTCGCCGAAAAACTGCGCAGCACTGTGCCGATCTTCGGACTCAGGTCGCCGGCCACGGACAGCAAACTGGTGGCGCCCGACAGCAGCTCCGCCGCCGACTTGAGGTTTCCCGTGGCCAGCTTCGTCAACACGGCGACGGTGTTCTGACTCGCTGCACGGTTCCGGTCGAACACGCGAACCACCTGACGCACGCGTTCGGACGCGATGCTCGCCTGCGTCGCCGCCTTCGTCACGCTCGATACAAAATCCATGCGATTTCCCCTTACAGATGCGGCGCGTCGAACATCGCCGACCGATTGCTCTTCTCAAGCGACTCCGACATGGCCCGCTGGAGCTGCGGATTGAGCTGCGCGAGCAGCTTGTCCGCGATCTGAGCGTCGGCAACGCCTTCCACCTTGACGTTGAATGTCGGCGAGAACTGATTCTGCTGCTCCACCTTGAACGGCCGGGCCTGCGGCGAATCCGGATTCGCCGCCGACGCCGCCTTCGCTGCCGCTTTTGCTGCGTCGCTCTCCTCGTCCTTCTTCCCCATCGTCCACCGCGCGAGGGTGGCAAATAACTTTTGCCCGGCGAACGTACCGATTGCACCGCCCACGACACCGCCAACCGCTGCGCCGATCGGACCACCCGCGAACATACCGATCCCCGCGCCGAGCTTCGCGCCGGCAAAACCGCCGGCCAGACTGCCACCGATGCCCGCGAATCCCTCGACCTTGTGCGCGGTCGTGTCGTCGCCCTGCGCAACCGCGTATGCGTTCTTCGCGGCCAATCCGATCTTCAGCAGGGTGGCGGCAATGGCGATCTTCCCGGCGTACGGCGCAATGCGCCCGGCGACGCGACGTAGCGCCGCGAGTGCTCGCCCCCAGCGGCCACGCGGGGGAGGAGGTGGCGGACCCGGCGGCCCGCCCCCAGGACCACCTCCGGGACCGCCACCGCCAAAATCTCCCGGGCCACCCGCCCCTCCACCACCCGGGAAGTTGACGACGAACACGCGCTGGACACCGCCGGCCGCCCCGCCCAACGGGTCGAACCCGGGACCGCCACCTCCACCGCCCGCTCCGCCACCACCGGGCCGCACCCTGGTGCCGCGAGAGAGCCAGCGCCCGCGCGCCATGTCGAACAGGCCTCGACCGATGTTCCCCACCGCACGCGCTCCGCGATACGCGACCGCAGCACCGATGACGCCCACGACAGCAGCAGCCGTCTTGGGCGACGCATCGACCGCTTCGTGAACCTTCTCGCCGGCCTTCTTTGCACCCTTGCCGGCGAGATCCGTAATCGGCCGCAGGGCGTCGCCAATGCTGCGCATCGCGTCGTCCCACTGCTGCAGCACTTCGCTCCAGATCTGCTTCGAGGTCGCTCGCCGGTCGGCGAGATCCTTTTCGATTTCGCCGCTTGCCTGCGCCCCATTGCGCTTCAGGTTCTGATACAGCTCGGCGTTCTGCATATAGGCGGTCAACGCGGCCTTGACCTGCATGTCATTGAACAGGTCGCCGGTCTTCATTGTGTCCTCGAAGGCCCGCATCTGCGCCTGCCGCTTCGCCGGATCCAGCTCCGTGTTCAGTTGCTTCGCCACAGCCGCAAGCTGCGCGGCCTTCTTCGGATCGACACGCTCGATGTACGCCCGCGCGAGCACGAACGATGCCTCGAGCGTCGACCAACCCTTGCTGATCGCCTCCTTCATCTTGGCCTCGTAATCGACGCCGGCTTTCTTGTAGTTGTTCGCGGTTTCTCCCGAACCGATCTTCGAGAACCAGTTCTTCAGGTTGTTCGCCGCCTCGTCGGCATTGCCCGCCGTCTTCATCTGGACCTGCAGCATCGCGCCGAGCTGCGTCACGGAATCCTGCCCGGTGATACCGATCTTCTTCATTTCCGCCAGCAGCACCGGGAACCACCGCGCCATGTCGGCCGATTCAAACGAACCCTCCTTGCCGAGGTAGGCGATCGCCTCGAGCGCCTTCATCATCGCCTTGGGATCGGTGATGTTCGCGTTCTGCTGCAGCGCCTGAATCATTTGCGCGGTTTCGACGCTCGACGCGCCCTGACCGATCGAGAATTTCGCAACGGCCGGTCCGAAGTTGAGCGCGCGATCGACGTCCATCCCGCCCGCAACCATCTGGTTTACCGCATCGGCCAGCTCGTTGCGCTTCATCCCGTTTGCCAGCGCGTCGCGTCGGATCCGATCCGACATCGCGCTTTCCTGCGCCGTGCGCGCGATGCCCGCCTTGATCGCAATATCACGGATGATCGCCTGATATTGCGCGGACACGACGGCCGGAATTGCGACAGCCGCCCCGAGCTTCGCCGAGTCGGCGGCGGCATTGCGCATGCCCTCCATACCCGCATTAAACCGTTCATGCCCGCGCGCACGCAGTTCCAGCCCGCGAATCGTGCGTCCGAGTCGCGCGTACGCCCGATCGAGCCGATCCACCTCGAACCCGGCCGCACGCAGCGCGCTCAGGTTCGTTTCCAGCCTGCGCCGGATCCCTTCAGCTGCGCTATCGCCGGCCAGGTGCAGCCGGCGAAACTCGGCCTGCAACCGGATGGTCTCGCCAATCTGCCGTTGCCACATGCCGCGCTCGGTCGCGGCCCTGCGCAACCCTGCGATCCGTGAGCTTGTGTCAGCGAGCGCCCTGCCAAGCGTCGCCGACACGGCACCGCCGATCACGATGCCAAGTGAAATATCCCGTGCCATGTCGGCCTCCGCTCAATCCCTGCTCAGTCTGTTAGCCACCACACCACATCGTCGAGCGTCATGTCGTCAACCGACTGCGGCGTCGCGCTGAACTCCCGCATCATCCGTTTTGCCAGCGCCTTCACGGTCGCGATTGGAAGCCGGACGAGCGGATCGAAAGGAGCTGTACGCACGCTGCATGGCCTCGTAATCGGCCATGTCCATCGCTTCCATGTCGTCGGGAGCCACATCCGCGAGCAGCGCGAACAGGATGATTTCTTCTTGCGCGTCGTCGCCGCCCGCCTGCTTGCTCGCGGTGCGAACATCGCGCACCTTCGGCCGGCGCATCACCAGTTCGTCGCGAACCACACCGTCGAATTTGACCGGATACCGCAACTTGATCTTGGTTGTTTCCATCGTGTGCCTCAAATGAAACGGGGCGACCGCATGGCCGCCCCGTGGATGGTGAAAAAGTAACTTTGGCCGTCACGCCGGCCGGCGTCACATGCCGAGTGCCTTGCGCACGTCGGCCAACTGGTCGACGCCATCGATCACGCGGATCATGCTCAATACGTCGAATTCATGAATCACCGCGCCGTCGATTTCCATCTTGTAGTAGCTCAGCTCCACCGTGTACTTGACCTCCGATTTATCGCCGGGCTTCCAGCTGCCGGGATCGTATTCGGACAGCATCCCGCGCATGATGGCCGCCACCGCCTTCACCTTGCCCTTCGTGTCGCGGAATGCGCCACGAAACGTGCCATTGAACGCATTGCCATCGGCCAGCCCGAAGAACTTCAGCACATCGCGTTCGAGGCTTCCCATTGAGAAGCTAGCTTGCAAGGCTTCCATCCCTTGATCGACCTTGATCGGGGCATCCATCCCGCCAGCGCGATAGTCCTCAGTCTTGAGCTTCAGCTTCGGCGGATTGACTTCCGGCGAGCGGCCCGCGAAGCCGCGCCCGTCGACGTACAACGCCATGTTGTTCAGTGTTTCCGGAACCATGTGTCACCTCTTACGATTGCGTGTCGAGCACTTCCGTGAGCCACTGATTCGTGACCTCGAAACGGAAGATCGGGTTTTCGGCCGGCGGGACATCGGTGAACCGGATATTCCAGTACACCTTGCCCTGCTCGAGCTGCGATGCCGTGTTGAGCTGCGGATCCGGGTAGACCTCGAAGTTGATGATCGCGCCCTGCCCCCGCAGATCGCGCATGAACGCCTGCAAGCCCTCGGTAACGTCCTTCACGTACGTCGCCGTGATGCCGCGATCGACCGCCCATTTGTGGCCGGCCTGCACGGCGTCCATGACGATGTCGAGCGTCCGCACGCGCGTGACGAACGCCCATTTCGAATCCGCCGACAGCGTGCGGTTGCCCCACAGTCGATAGCCGCCGTCGCGAATGATCGTCGTGATCTTCGAGTTGTTCAGCAGGTTCGCGCGGCACGTCTCGTCGCCGTCGAGGAATTCGATCGGGCGCTTCGTGCCGCTGATGCCGACGATCTCCTTGTTCGACGGCGACGCCCAGAAGCCGATCGCCGCGTCGGTCTGACAGAACAGGCCGGCCGCGTATGCCGATGCCGGCGCGTCAACGTCGCCGTTCGCTGCCGTGTCCCAATACCGCACGCCGGGATCGACCATGTACAGGCGCTTGCTGCCGAAGTTCTTCGCGTACGCGATCGCGTCTTCGTCGGTCTTGTTCGGCCCGTCGATGATCGCGATCGCGCGCAGCTTCGCAGCGAGCGAGTCCGCCGCCGTGGCGACCGGCTGCTTGGCCGTGTGTCCAGGTGCGATGAGCAGCCGCGGTTGCAGATCGAACAGCGATTTTCCGTCGACGAGCGCCTGCAACCCGGTGCGTGCGCCGCCGGCCGTGACGCCGCCGATCACTGCCGACGTCAGCTCGGCGTCGTCCTGATTGGCAGCAACGCCGACTGCGACCATGACCGTCTTGCTCTGCCTGTAGATGCCTTGAATCGATCGCGTGATTGCGCTCGTCTCGCCGAATGCGGCGACCGCGTCATATTCGCTCGTGATACGGACAGGCACGTTGGGTGCGACGAGACCCGCGCCCGGTGTGTAGGTGTCGACGATGCCGACGACAGACGTCGACGGCACCGCGATCGTGCGCGGGCCGGTATCGACCAGTACGGTTGTTACACCGTGAAAGAAGGAAGTAGCAGCCATTCAGGCCTCCGAGAAAGCCACAAAGAAAAGGGGCCGCTCGTTTTGAGCGGCCCCGCATTGCGAGTGATTGAAAGCGCGCGTCAGGCGGGCGCGATGCCCTGTTCGCTGACGAACGGCGGTGGTGATGGCAGCGTGACATCGGGCCAGTTCGGCATTGAGCTGCATTCCCGCAACGACTGGCGATACCCGAGCAGCATCACGAATTGATCGGCCGTCAGGGTCGTCCCGTTGCCAAGCAACTTTTCGTCCTGATGTCGCGCGACAAGCCAGTCTGTCGCACCGAGCGCCGAGTCGCGCTCCGCACGCTTGGCGCTGGCGATTTCCGCTCGAGTCGGCGGCGGTGGGTCGATCGCGACGGGTTTCCCGGTGCTGTCGACCACAAGGCGCTTGCCAGTCGCCTGCGCGTTGATGAGATCGAGCCACCGCTCGCTGCTGATGTCGACGACACGCACCCCGGGCGGAACGGGGCTGTCGGCGCTGTCGTAGAACGCGGTAATGTCGCCTTGCGCATTGAAGGCTGCGAATTTTTGACCCATGTTTTTTTCTCGATCAGTAGCCGATTGCGACCCAACGCAGAGTGCCCGTCGTATAAGAAGACCCACCGGAAACACCTACGATCAGGTTGAATTGCGTCTTGCTACTCCACCTGGCCCCACCGCAATACAGCAATTCCCCGGTGTCTGACGCAACTACTTGAAGAATGGCGTTCGGCATAGCGAGCGGAAGCGTGACAACAGTTCCGGTCGAATTCCCGCTCCCCCCAGTCATGCCCCACTGGATAATCAGCCCGCTCGGCAGCTTCTGGTAGCCATTGGTGGTGAGAACCGCGCCAAATGCACCGTTATTGAGTGTCATGAGAGGAGAGCCCGCGACCACTTCCCACGCGACCATCGCCGTGACAATGCACCAGTCGCCGGTCTGAAGCGTGACGCCGGTTGCATTTCCGACCAGAGAGCCATTCTGTGCCGCACTCGGCCCGAAGATTAAGTCGGCTCCCTGACGAGAAATCGTCATAGTCGGCCCGGCATTGATAAACAAAAACGACGCGCCCGGCTGTACAGACGAGAATAGCGGAAGCGTGACACTTGCCCCGGTGTTGAGCGTAAACGCTTTGCCCGCATCAGCTGCGGTCAGCGTTACGGCCGATGACACGCTCGCGATGGCTTGGAAGTTGCCCAAAGCGCGCTGGACCGCAGCCATCGTCGCCAGCTTGGTGCTGCTGTCGAATTGCGGCGGCGTCGGCCCCTTCGGCGTCCCCGCGAAAACCGGCGAATCGATCGGGGCCTTCAGTGCGAGCGCGTTCATGACCGTCGTCGCAAAATTCGGATCGTTGTCGAGCGCCTCCGCCAGTTCCTTCAGCGTATCGAGCACGGCCGGTGACCGACCGACCAACTCGGCAAGCCGCTGTGCGAGGTCAGCCTTTGTCGCGTATTGCGGGTGCGGGTCGACTGCATTCGCGTGCGCGTCCAAGTTACTTTGGCCGGTCTCAAGCAACCTTTTGAGGAACTGCGTCCGGTTTGCGAGCTGCTTTGCCTGCAGGTTGTCGATGCCGTCCGGACCACCGATGACCGGATCCGACGTTTCGAGCTGGTAAATGCCGTCTTCCCAACGGTCAACTTCAATGAGATTGCTCATGCAATGCTCCCTCTGCTGTACTGTCCATCTCGCCGCGCGACACCGTTGTGGCGGATCGGCACGGCGGAGTAATCGAGCGATACAAGCTGACTCCGCGCGGGTGCATAGCGCTCGATCGCCTTCCATAGCCGGTCAGCCTGATCGCGCGTGATGTGCTGGTCGAGCTTCACGATGTACTCGGCCCATGCGCTCGCCTTGCCGTGCACCTGCTCCCCGTTCCGCACGATCGTGCCGTTACGACGGCGACCGCTGCGGCCCTCAATGATCGTCACCTCACCAAAGCCGAACCGACGAATCACCTCGCGAACCGCCCAAGGCGTCCCCTTCTTCCGATGCAGCGCCATCGATCCCCTGATCAGCGCGCGTCGTGCGTCCTCCGATTCCGCCAGCTCCCAACCGTCGACGGCGAGCGCCCACGCAAGCCACGGCAGCCACGCGGCCGAACAGCGATCGGCATCCCACAACGCGCGCAGGATCTCGGGATCCACGCTCGGCCGCATTACCTTGGCAAGCGCGGCTTCAAGTGGCGTCTGATTTGCCGGAAGTAGCGGCTCACGCTTCATCGGCCTTCACCTCGACACGAATGCTCGTGCAATGCGCAAACTCGCGCGGGCCGCACACGACGTTGTCGACGGGTGTCGACAGATCGAGACCCGTCACGCCGCTATCCGGCGCATGCAGCGCCCCTTCGATCGCGGATCGCGGCATGCCAGCACGCAGCCGGCGCGATTTCGCGACGACGCCATCGAGCACCTTGCGCCGCGCGTCCCGAACCACTTTCGGATCCGGGCCGCTTCCGACATAGATCAGCGCATCGATCGCGTACTCGATCTTGATCGCAGGCTCGACCAGCACCGTATCGTTAAGCGGCCGCACCGTCTCCGGCGAGACCTTCGCGCGGACGATGTCGATCAGCGCCTGATCCGGCACGCCGTCACCCTTCGCCGACATGACGGTCAACCGCACCGTTCCCGGTTCGGGCCGATCCACCGCGACGTCGAGCACGTCGGCCGAGGCGTCCATCGCGAGCGACCGGTACGCAGCAAACGGGCCGGCAACGGTTGCTCGCTCAGGCGACAATTGGGCGCGCAGCTTCAAGCGCTCGTCCGACTCCATTCGCTGCGGAATCGGCGGGTCGGCGTTCGGGTCACCCTGATCGACCACCGCCCGCTCGGTGTCCAACAGCACCGCCAGATGCTCCAGGTCGGCACCCGTCGCGAAAGCGAGCATCGCCGCCCGTGCCGCGTCATTCACGCGCGTGCGGAAACGAATCTCCTCGTAAGCCGCGAGCTCGAGCAGCTTCACCACCGGATCCGATTCCAGCGCGGCCGTCCAGTCCGGATAGATCGCCTTGAAATGCGCGAGCTTCATCCGGTACGCCGCCTCGAAGTCGAGCAGTTCGACAAGATCGGGCGGGTCCAGCGAAGCAAGATCGATGATCGTCATGTTGGCACCTCGATTTCAACGGCCGCGCCGTCGTACTCGCCGCGAATCACGAACGTCACCTTGCCATCGACAACCGACAGCACTTTGACCTGCGCGAGCCTGATGCGCGGCTCCCATCGTCCGATCGCACGCGCAGCCTCGGCTTGCGCGGCAGACACCCATCCGCGCGTAATCGGAAGGTCGACCATCAGCGGGATGTCCGATCCGTACTCGGGACGCTCGCGGCGGCTTCCCTTGCGCGTGCCGAGAATGTCGGCAATGCTCTGTATCAGGTGCGGGACACCGCTGATCGGCTGCCCGGTCCACCTGTCCATGCCGACCAGCGATCCGGACCTGCTCATCCGCGCTCCGCGAGCCGCTTGTAATCCGGATTCGCGTCGAGATAGGCGATATGCGCGGCGGTCGTCGCGACGACTTCGCCGGCAGTAACATGCAGCACGTCGCCGCCCGGAAACACGATCACGCGACTGCGGAACTTCGTGTCGAGATACGTCGCGCGGGTCGGTGCGTCGCGAGTTGCAGCCTGTGCATTGTCTTTTGCCATCTGTGATCCCCAAAAAAAACGAAGCCCCGCAGAAGCGGGGCAAAGTGACTTTGCGAGAATGGACTCGTTACAGCGGCGGCGATACCGGCGCACCGTCGCCCTGTTCCATGTGCGAGTGCCGCAGGTACGATTTGCCGCCGATATCGACGTCGCCCGTATAGCGTGCACCGCCGTTCACCTGGACAGCCGGGCCGCCAGCAACGTCGCCCTTGCCCTGCATCCCGCCGTTGAACGTCAGCAGCTTCTCAGTCGTCGTGTTCCCGGTGAACGTCGAATCCGGGATATCGCCGAGCAGCTGCTGCGTGCGCAGCGTCACGCCGTCCGCGCGCAGCTCCAGCTCGGTGCCGCCGATGCGAAACACGATCCTGCCGCCGGCCGGCACATCAACGCGGTATTCGTGTTTCTCGTGGTCGTACACCTCCGACGCGCCGTCCGGATAGTCCCACGCGGTTTCAGCCGGACTGGTCCGCGCCGAGCCGCCGTGCTGGTCCGAGTAGTAGCCGGGGATCGCGTATGCGCCGGCCAGATCGCCGGACGGCGCGACCATCGTTGCCTGCTCGCCCACGGACGGCGGGCGCCAGAAACGCACTGCGCCCGCAGCAGCCGTCTTCCACGGCATCAGGTCGCTGACCCAAGCGCCGATGCGAACGCGGCACATCGGCGGCTGGTAGGTGACGCCCTCGACGGTGCCGTGCTGCACCATGCACGCCATACGGCGATCGATCTCGCCCAGCTCGTAATCGCTCATGCGCCTGCCCCCTGTTCATCCGCCGGATCCCAATACTGCCCTTCACTGCCGGGGCCAACGTCGGGATCGACGCCCCACAGAATCATCGGCCCGTCCGGGATCTCGCCCAGCGCCATGCCGAGACCGAATTCGTGCGTCCATTCGACGAGCCAGACGCAATACGTATCGAGCTGCGGGCGGAACGGATCCTCCGCGACCTGCACCACCTTGCCGGGCGTGATTGGCAGATCCCACGTCTGCATGTGCACCGCCATTGCGACGCGGGCCGCGACCTCGCGCACGGCCAGCTCCGCCCCCTCGTCGATCGGATCGAACACGATGCGCGCCTGCATGCGCGCGATCAACGGCACGTCGTCGGTGCCATCGTCGTGACCGGGTTCGAACTCGCTCAGTTCGATCGCGATCAACGGCGTTTCGATCTTCTGACCGAGACGCGGGTACGCCTCGATCCGCTTCATCGCGGGCAGCTTGATGCGCAGCCCCTGTTCGATCGCGTCGTGTAGCTGTTTCAGGTTCTCAAGCACGTCGTATCGCCTTCAGTAGTTCGTAGTTCACCTCCTGCTGGAGGATCACCAACAACCTGTCTTCGCACGCCTTCGCAGCGCGGCGGAATGCCGGATCGCCCGTCTGCTGCCATTGAACTGTCACCATCCGGTACGGCATGCGTTCCTTGCCGACGCGCTCGTAGATCGGCCCATCCGGCTGGCGCGTCGATTGCCGCCACGCCCCCTCGAACGACTGGCGTCCCACGCGCATGCCCTTGCGCGTCTTCATCGCGTTGCCGAGGCGATGCGCCTCGATCGGGTTCAGGCCGAGCCAGACCTTGCCGGCATCTGCCGAGCGCAGGAAGAAATAGATCCGGCGACGGATCACCTTCTGCGGGATCTTCGTCGCCGCCCCGACTTCCTTCGCGGTCTGGCTCTTGATCCACCCTGCCGTCTTGCGCAACGTGCGCCGCCACGCGGCCCGCATCGCAGACGATGACAGCCCTTGCAAAACGGCCGTCACCTCGTTGATGTTGATCTCGATTTTTACGTCGTCCATATGCGCTACTGAAGAATGAGGATTGTCCAGCCCGTGCCGTCCGGCTGCGCCTCGAGCACGCGATACCGTTCGCCGCTCGCAATCAGGACGCTGCCTTGCCGGACGTTTGTGGCGTCGCGGTCGCGCAGATGGAACACGGGCGCGACCAACTGCGTGCGCTGGCTGCCGAGATCCGGCCCGAGCCACGGCGATGCGAACATGCCGTCGACGGGCTGGCCGTCGATCGTGATGTCCGCGTCGCCGAGATCGCGCAGCACGGCCGAGTCGACGTCCGCGATCAGATCCCGGAACGCCATGTCATGCCTTCAGACGGATACATGCACGCGGGCGCGTGCACAGGTGGATCGGGTTCGACTGCGCCTCGATCTCGACACCCTTGTTGAACGGCATCAGTTCCTGCCGCGCGTAATACGGCAGGCCGATCGTATTCACGGCGTCCGTGTAGTCGCCCGGCGCGAAGCGCGAGATGAACAGATCCGGCACACCCTCGGGCACCGCATACGCCTCGTCGGGACCGACGAACGGGACACCGCCCACTGCACCGCGATACCGCTCGAACACGATGCCGTCCAGCTCGATCGAACCGCGCGGATCGCCACGCAGCGCGGCGGCTGCCGCCGTGTTCAGGAACGTTTCCTTGACGGTCGGCAACGTCAGCAGCTTGCGCCAGAAGTTGCTGCCGCAGAACGCGCGCGCACCCGTGAACGGCACATTGCCGAGCGCGTCTTCGATTGCTTCGAGCGTGTCTTCGTTCTTGATCCGGATCTCGGTCTTCGGATTCGACAACTCGTATTCGACGACCTGCTGCTTGATGCCGAAACTGTCGAGCAGGTTCGCGACGACGCGCTTGCCGTCCGCGTCGAGGATCACGCCGCGAATCGCGCCGAGCCGGTGAAACTCGTGCGTCGCGTCGAGCATGCGCCGCATCTTCGCCAAGCGACGGTTGACATAGTTCTGCAGCGTTTCCAGTTCACTATCCGAGCCAAACGCGCGCAGATTCTGGATCTCGTCGGCCTTGATCCCCGCACGCTGCGGCAGGTGCACCGTGTTGAACGGGATCAGGTTCGGCTTGCTGCCGGCCACGTTCGGCGCAGGCGTGCCGCGTTCCCCTGCTGCAACGAGCGCCAGCTTGTCGCCGTCGCGCTCGATCTGCACGACCGTCGTCGTGATGCCTTCCTCGTCGAACATCCCCGTCGAGCTGATTCGACCGGGCACGTATTCCTGCTCGTTGATCGCCGCGGTCATGGACGACAGCGAGAAGGCGTCGTCGTTGAAGAGATTGATGTCTGCCATGTCTGTTCCTGAAATACAAAAGGCCGCGCATCGGCGCGGCCTTCGGATGGATGGGTTCCGCTTCGGTTAGCGGATGACGATGTGATGCGATGCGAGATCGTCGCGGCCGGCGGCATCCAGTCCGGTCAGCAATCGTCCGTCGACCTCGGCCAGCCGCATGATCGCGACGCCGCGACGCGCGACGCCCGACTCATGCAGCGGGGCGTACAAGATGCCGACCGCGACCTCCGCGCCATCCTTGCCGGCGTTGTCGTAGGGCGCGTACTCGCCCGTCGTGATCGCGCCGAGCAGCGTGCCGGCAGCGAGCGCGGGGCCGGCCGCCACCGTGACCGCATCGCGCGAAATCGCGCCCGGCCCTTCGGAGATCAGAAATTCACCGGGCAAGGTGCCCATCGTCTTGATACTCGACATTCAGCGCTCCTTTCAGCGTTGAGAAGTTGCATTCGCCACGCGGCGGGCCGCGTAGATGTCCGAGGACCGCACCGTGCGACCACTCGCCTGCGGAATCGGCGTCGACGTCGGGTCCGGCCGTCCGTTCACGGGCTGCTGCGACGCCGTCATGCGCTCGAACAACCGTGCACGCGCCTGGTCCGGCGTCAGACCGCTCGCCACGAACTGCGCGGCCAGGTCCATCTGATTCGCCGCGAGACAGATCCCCGCGATGTCCGTCGCGTTCTGGATCGCGCGATCGACCGTGTCGCGATCACGCAGGCCTGTCGCAGCGATCACGCCCTCCGCGCAGTCGCTCAGGTTCGCTTCGCGCAACATGTTGAATACGTGCGTGGCGAGCGCTCCGACGTCGGGGACAATCGGTGCGGACGGCGCTGGCGGCTCGGGAGGCGGTGCCGGCGGCTCAGGGACCGGCGCGGGGGGATCGCCAGCCGCGTCGATCGCCGCCTGGACAACATCCGGCACCGACGAGAAACGTGCGAGCAGCGGCGCAGCGTTCGCCGACGCCGCCAGCTTCACCGGGGCCTCGATCGTGTCGCAGAAACCCTTCTCCTTCGCCTGCGCGGCCGTCAGCCACGTTTCCGCGTCCATCATCGCGCCCACCTCGTCTTCCGACAGGCCGCTGCGATTGACGTACGCCGCGAGAATGCCGGCGCTGGCGTTGTCGAGCAGGTCCGCGATGCGCCGGAAGTCGCCGGCCTCACCCGCCGCGATCGTGTGCGGATGGTGAATCATCAGCATCGCGTTTTCCGGCATCTCGATCTCGTCGCACGCCATCAGCACCAGCGACGCGGCCGACGCCGCGATCCCGTCGACGCGCCCCTTCACCTTGCCTTCGTAGCGCCGCAGCGCGTTGTAGATGGTGAAGGCGTCGAACACGTCACCGCCCATCGAATTGATCGCGACGATGATCGACGATGCGCCTGCTGCGGCCGCGTCGAGTTGCGAAATAAATCGCTCCGCGTCGACGCCCCAAAAACCGATCTCGCTGTAGATCCGGATCTCGGCCACCTTGCCGCCATCCGCGCTCGCCTGCGCACGGATGTCCCACCACTTCCGATTACGTTTCACCTTCACCTCCCGTCATGTCCGGCCCGCTGTCGGCAGGCACCTGTGTGTCATAGCGAAGCCCGAGCCGCTGCTCGCGCGCCTGATCGGCCGCATTCTCGACGTCCACCTGCTCGGGGTCGTCGCCTCGGGCCAGCACTGCGCCCGTCCGGCTCGCCAGCCCTGCCCGGATCTCCATCCGTTTCGCCGTGACGTCTTGCACCGGATGGATGTACGGCCAGCCCTGCGGCACCCATCGCACGCGCAGGTAATCTCGGCGTGTACGGTAGTAGTCCGGCATCGGCATCGCGCCCGACAGCGCGCACGCGTCGACCCACCAGCGCCATACGGGCCGGCAGAACTGGTGGATGAACACGTTCCACTGAAGCTGCTCAACCGAGCGGCGAAATTCGTTCAGGATCACGCGCAGCACGCGGTCACTGACGTCGCGCAGATCACCGGTTAGTACTTCGTACGGCATGCCGACCGAAGCCGCTGCCGCCATCAGTTGCTGGCGCATGAACGGTGCATAGTCGTTGCCCGCGCCCGGCGGGGCTGCAAACCTCACGTCTTCGCCCGGCGCCAGTTCCTGCATGCCGCCCGGCTCCAGCGACACGACCGGCGAGAAGCCGTCGACATCGGTCTCGATCGGCCCGCCCGTCACCGGATCACCGAGCGGCCCCAGTTCGGCGTGCGGCTTCACGATGAATCCCGCAAACAGGTTGCTGACCTCCTGTCGGAACAGCACGGCGTCGTCGAAATTGTCGAGCGAGTGCAGCCGCAGCAGCACGGTCGACAACTCGGGCACGCCGCGCACCTGGCCGGGCCGCAACGCGAGGAAAACGTGCGCGATCTCGTCGGCCGGCACGCGCACCGTCTGCGTGCTGTCGACGCCCATGCGGTTGTACTCGCCGGGGTGTCGACGCAGCAGGTGATACGCGACGCGTCGGCCTTCGTCGTCGTACTCGACGCCGTTCACGATCTCGCCACCCGGCACCCGTTCGTTCTTGCAGACAGGCAACAGGTCGCCTTCGAGGAGCTGGATCTGCATCGGCACGGCCAGCCCGTCGCGACGATTGCGGAGCCGCCGTCGCACCAGCACCTCGCCATCGCCGAAGAACGTGCGGGCTGCCAGCGTCTGCAGGCCCGCCCAATCGGCCACGCCGTCCGCGTCGATCTCCTCGCCGGTTTCGTCCCAAAGTTGCTTTTGGCGCTTACGGGTCGCGTCGTCCGGATGCTGCGGATGCGCCTGAATGCCCGAGCCGATCGTGTTGGAGACGAGGCGCGCGATGGCGGTCTTCGCCCATGGGTCGTTCCGGATCGCGTCGCGCGCGCGGTGCCGCAGCAGCGGCAGGTTCTGCACCGCCGCCGTATTCGGCCCCGCACCGGACACCTTCCACGACTTCGCCCGCGCCCCACCCGTGCTCGCCGACTCGTATGCCGCCGCCTTCAGCCGGGTCGGCACGACGAAGCCACGCTGCGACAGCATCGGATAGGTTCGGCTCATCGCACCCCCTTGCCGGCGTGTCGCAGACGCACCATGCGCGACCGGCCGCTCGCGCCATCGAGCGCACGGATGATCTCGGTCTGCGCCGCGCGCAGCTCGTCGATCGAGCGATACCGCACGCGACGGTCGGCGTACTGCACCTCCATCTCGCCCTTGGCGATCGCCGACTGGATACGTTCCAGATCCTGTTTTGTGTATGCCATGCGGCTCCCTCGTTTAGCGGCGCTTCAGGTACGTCGAACGACCGACACGACGGCCCTGAATGCGCGAAACCCCGCTCGGGGGCGGGGTTTCGATTGGTTTCGCGACCGGCTGCACCGGCTCGGTCGGCTGCGGCGGATCTACAGCTGTCCGCTCGGCCGGCAATGTGTCGATCGGCAACGCGGACGGCAGCGCGTCCAGTATCGGCACGGCTTCGAACAACGACACCTGCGACACACGCACCTGCTCGACGCGCCAGTGCGCCTCGGTCATCAAGTGCGTCTTGACGCTGCGCGCCGCGTGCAGCGCGTAGACCTCGCAGTCGAGCGCTTCGTTACGCCCGCCGGCCTTCTTCTGCCAGACGCGCTTCGTACCAGTGCGCCCCGGCACCTTGACCTCGGCCGTCACCTGCGCGAGATAGTCGGAACGCACGCCGATGTACCAGTGCATGCGCCCCGGTCCGTCGCCGTCGAGCTTCAGCCGGTTGTCGAGAATCAGGTCTTTCGCCTTGCTAACCCCGACCATGTACGGACGCAGCCCGTACTTCGCCGCCTTGCTGTTGTTGCGCGTCGAATCGACCGACGCCTTCGGCACGCTGAAAATCTCCGCGTTGACCTCGGGACTACCCTTGATCGCCAGCACGTTCAGTCCGGCCCTCTGCGCGGCACGCACATATTTGTATACGGCGTCCGACGTCGAGCCGTCCGACGAGTCGATCGACGTCGCCCGAATCCGCAGCATGCCGCCGCTTTCGTGCCGGTAGCCGTGCGTCAGCAGCGCGGTCAACGCGCCCCATACACCGCCCGACAGCGGATCGGCTTCTTGATGCAGCACGTTGCCGTGAATCTCGTCCCACACGACGAGCCAACTTTCCTCGCCCCGCCCCCATGCGCGCAGGATGATCGCGAGCCGGTCGTGCTGGACGTCAACGCCGAGCGTCAGCAGCAGCCCGCCGGCCGGCACCGTGAATGCCGCGTACGACATCGCACGTTCGGCCAGCACGTCCAGCTCGGGCAGGTCGCTCTTGTATTTGTATGGCCGCCCCTGCGAGTTGTTCACGAACGCACGCATCTTTGTGTCGTCGCCCTCGCGCAGCGCTTTCTCGGCCGTCAGCCACTTTTTGACCAGCTCGCCCATGCGCGAGCCGGGAAACGGCGAGACCAGCTCGTTAAGCCGGAAGCCGGCGACGCCGTGAAACGATGCCGTCGCGACCCATCGCCCGCGCCGGACCGCGCGCACGCGCGCTGGATCATCCCACAACGAACCGCAATGCGGACACGTATAGCGAGCCGAATCCGGCCGCGCACGACCGAACACCTCATGCGCGACGTCCGCGTCCTCGCTCCAGGTCACGTTCTCCCACGCTAGCTCATGCTCCTCGCCGCAATCGGGACACGGCACCAGATAGATGCGCTGATCCGACGTCAGATACGCCTGCTGGATACGCGAGAAGCCGTCGACGGTCGGCGTGCCGCCAAAAATAACTTTGCGCCGGCTATCCGAGTAGCTCTTGTTCCGTTCTTCCAGCAGCGTGATCGAATCGCCCTGCTCGCGCACGTTCGTGTTCGCGTCGTCCGGTTCCTCGACCGCGACGATCGGGGCCGGCGTCGACTTCACGTCGTCCGGCGCGTTCGACGTGATGAACTTCAGGAAACCACGCGGGAACGTCTTGTGATCCCACAGGTTGTTCTTGTCACGCGCCGCGTGCACGGGCAATTTCGCCGACAGGCGGGGCGTTACCTCGACCATCGGTTCGAATTTTTCGAGGTTGAACTTCTTCGCGGACTTCTCTTTCGCGAACATGACGATCATCGGGCACGGGTCGACGTCGATCCGCTTGCCGATGTAGTTCAGCAGCACGCCGTCCGTCCACGCGACCTGCGCGGACTTCATGCACACGATCTTCTGCACGGTCGGATCGTCAAGCGCGTCGTGCATGCCGAACACCCATGGCGTGATGTTCGGGTTATAGCGGCCCGGCGTCGCCGTCGCCTTCGCGCTCATCCTCCGATGCTTGCGCGCCCATTCCGTCGTCCCGATCCGCTCGGGCGGACGCAGAAGCTGAGCGATCCGGCGAATCACTGCCCGGACCGTCTGCGTCGTATTCAGAAAGCTGCTGAAGGCATCCATAGACATGCTCGTTCAACCATTCGACGTCAACCTCGACGCCGTACAGTGTGCGTAGCTCCTGCACCAGCTTGTCGGGCAGCGCCAGCAATTCCGTTTGAAATGCGCCGACCATCTGGCCGTACGCCTGTTCGAGCTGCGCCGCGTTGACGAGCTGGCCCTTCTTCTCCGCCAGCGTCAGCAGCTTAATCTCGCGATCGACACGCTCGGTCATCGCGCGTTCGGCGACGAGATCGATGCCGGTCTCGCTCGCGCGGCCTGCAGCGACCTCGCGTAGGTGGCGAATGTATGCGATGCGGATCTCGTCGATCGACGCCGCACGGTAATCGAGCCGAACCTTGTCAACGAACCGCGAAACGGCCGACTGATCAAGGTCCAAATGCTCGGCGATCTGCTGCTGAGTCGGCATGAATATGACCCCCTATGGAAGCTCGCCAGTAGAGAAAAAACGCGGGTGCGAGCCCCCGCGTGTTGGCCGCGTCGTAGGGTCCCCAGCCTGATCAAAAAATACGCACCCGGCTTCGACCGCTCGGTCGGAAATCAGCGCCTTATGCTCGGTCTTCATGTCATGCCAAACCTCTCACCATCGCGAGGGTGATTTCGCTTTACGTCTGGACTATTGTTAAATTGGGCGATCCGTATACAAGAGGACGAGGGTACTCATATATAGGATCGAGCCCATCTCAATCAACAATCCAGAGAGAAATTTCATGAACATCAATAATTGGCCTGCACTTTCCGTATTCAATGGAAAGTTGTACTTGGCACACAAAGGTGCCGGCGACAACGACCACATCTATTACACGTCATTCGATGGATCAAACTGGGCACCGGAAAACTACATAAACGTCAGCGGCGGTGCTGCGACCAGCCAGCCGGTTGCATTGGCGACATACAACGGAAAGTTGTACTTGGCACACAAAGGTGGCGGCAGCAACGACCACATCTATTACACGTCATTCGATGGATCAAACTGGGCACCGGAAAACTACATAAACGTCAGCGGCGGTGCTGCGACCAGCCAGCCGGTTGCATTGGCGGCATTCAATGGCGAGTTGTACTTGGCACACAAAGGTGGCGGCAGCAACGACCACATCTATTACACGTCATTCGACGGGACGAACTGGGCGCCGGAAAACTATATAAACGTCAGCGGCGGTGCTGCGACCAGCCAGCCGGTTGCATTGGCAGCATTCAATGGCAAGCTGTACTTGGCACACAAAGGTGCTGGCAGTAACAGCAACATCTATTACACCTCGTTCGATGGATCGAACTGGGCATCGGAGAACATAGTCCCCAACGCTGCGACGCCTCTGCCGGTTGCGTTGGCTGCATTCAACGACAAGCTGTACCTGGCGCACAAGGGGGGCGGCAGTAACGACAACATCTATTACACGTCGTTCGACGGATCCAACTGGGCACAAGAACAAATCGTCCTTCCTGACACTCTTGCGACCAGCAACTCCGTCTCATTGGCGTCGTTCAATGGCAAGCTGTACCTCGCGAAGGAGGAATACCACCCCGTCTCCAATACTGGCGCCGTTATTATCTATACATCGTTCGACGGGACCAATTGGGCGCCATCTCAGACGGTGCCAAACGCAAAGATGGCGGAGTGACGCCGTACGCCGACTGCATCGCGCAATATGCAACCCGTCTGCACTTGATCACAAGTGTGTCGGCAAGTTGGCACCCGACATTTGATGCACAATCGGTCGGTAGCTGCAGCTTGGTTATCGACCGCCAGGAATGAATGGCAGGGCTACCACTTCTCCACATACCCGATCCAAAAGCAAAAGCCCCGAGGGCGTTCGCACTCAGGGCTTCGGGATTCATTTCGTGGGGACGAACGCCCCCACACGACCTAACGGGCTCCACTATTTATTCTTATGTCCCGAGAGGTTTGCACGACTAACGCGCGGTGCCAGCGAATATCCAGTGACGCGGTAAAGGATGTCCGAAGTTTACGCGATCTGCTCTTGGAATGAAAGATGTTTCATTCTCGCAATTGGCGGCGCATTGTGTCGGACACCGATCCATTCACGTGATCGAGCAGCGAGTGCATGTCGTGGAAGCGACGCGACCAGTGCCGCCGATACTCGACGAGCGGGATACCGAGCGCTTGCGCACATGCTGCTTCGTCAATCGGCCGCTTGCCCGAGCCAGCGCAATCAGGACAAATGTACCGACCGTCCCGCCGCACGACGCCGCGCCCTTCGCACCGCACGCATTGATCGTTGATCCACTCGTCGAGCAAGCGCAACGCGAAACGCTCGACGATATCGACCTTCGCACGCTCGACTTCGTGTCCTGCGCGCTGATCGCGACGTTCGTCACGATTGAGGCCCGTGAACCGATTGCGCTTAAACCGACTCGACAAGCGGATCATCTGCGCCAACAGCAACGTAGCCTTGCGGATCGTCGCTGGCTTCGCTTCCTGCCCCGCCTTGATCCGGACCAGCAACCGACCGAGATCGTTCGCAAAGGCGAGTGCGCCCAAAGTTACTTTCGGATCGGCAATCGGGTCGGTGAACTGACCACGAACGCTCATTGCGATGCCTGCCCGCTCCATCAAATCGATCACGACTCTCTCCTCAACGTCCTAATGTCTCAATGTCCCAAGTGAAATGGCTTGCAGGGGTGCGCGCCTGCGACATGCGCGACATGCGCCGCTCACGTCGCGCATGTCGCGCCCCTGCACGCGCGCCCGAGGCCGCGCCTTGGGACGTCGGGACATGGGACGTCCACGGCGCGCCAAGGCTGGTACAGCGGCGCGCCTGCGATGTCGGCACAGCGCGCCAAACGATTACAGCGGACTGTCGTCATCGCCCGCCGCAACCAGTTCACGCTCTACTTCCTGCTCCTGCTCCTCGCGCACGTAGTACCAGCCGCGCGAACCGGTCGACTCGCGCTTGCGCACCCAACCGAGCGACTTCAACGCCTTGCCGATCCGGCGCTGCTCCGCCAGCGTCCATTTCGACGTGTCGAGCTTCAGGATATCCGCGAGGATCTCTTCCATCGTCGTGCGCGTCACGAATTCCAGCGCCTTGGCGATCTTGTCCTCGTACACGTCGCCTTCGTAACGTTCGGCCTGCTCGATCTCGAACAGCGGGCGCTCTTGCTCGTTCACGTGCCATACGACGCCCGAGCGGTAGAGGTGCACTGCCTCGGCCCAGAGCTGGTCACGCACGGCCACAATGCCGTCGATGTCGACCAGACCACCGACACGCAGCGGCCAGTACCGCCGGTTGCCCGATTCGTCCTTCAGGTACGTGTCGAAGTTGACGGAACCGGCAAACACGCACTGGCGCGGAACGTCGGTCGCCCGCTTGCCGTAGAAGTTGCGGAATCGGTCGACGGCCGTCGCGAAGAAGCTCTTCACCGCCGACGAGTCAGCCTTGTTCAGCGAATCCAGCTCGGCCAGCTCGATCACCCATTTGCCGGCCAGCACCGCGTATGTGTCCTTGTTGCCGATCTGGATCGGCGTATCGGTGAACCATGGAGCGCCGGCCAGCACCTTCAGCGCCGTCGATTTACGGGCACCCTGTTTGCCTTCGAGGATCAGCACGTTGTCGACCTTGCAGCCCGGCTCCATCACGCGCGCGACGGCCGCGATCATCCATTTCATGAACGCGAGCTGCACGTATTCGCTGTCGACCACGCGCAGGTACATCGACGGCATCGTGCGCACGCGCGGCACGCCGTCCCATTTCAGCCCTTCGAGGTATTCGCGCACGTCGTGGAAGTGGGTAGCGTCCGCGACAAGCAGGACCGCGTTCATCACGATATCGGTACGCACCGAAAGGCCGTACCGTTGCGACAACCAGAGCACGCAGCGCTGATCGTCCATGTCGGTCCATTCGCCCGTGACGCCCTGCGGGAACGGCGGCGCACGGCGCTTCATCACGCGGCCACCGAAATCGTCCTGCTCGATGACGCCCTGCCATGCCTCGTGATTCGACAGGATTAGGTGCACGTTGCCGAGCGTCGGCAGCAGCGTGCCCTTGTCCGACCGCGCGAGATCCTGTTCCCACGTATATGCGCCGTTCTCCGCTTCGCGACCGTCCCACTCCGACTGTTTCGCGGCAGCGGACGTCGCGGCGGGTTTCGTTTGCGCAACGTCCGCGGCGGACACGACCGTCACCGCCGGCCGGATGTCTTCATTCGCTGGCGCGATAACGCGCAGGATCGCCGCCTGTATCTGCGCCTCGACGGCTTCGAAGCCTTCTTCGACGTGCAGATCGTTGAAATCGGTCAGCTTGCGCTCGCCCCGATTGGCGAATGCCGGATAGACGACGCTCACGTCGTCGACCTCGGCTGCCGCCTCGTACGCGCGCTTCAGGCCGGTGTTCTCGAACCGCTTGCGGCGGAGCGGCATCACGTCGTTACCGTAGCTCACCTCAACGTACGGCACGCCGTTGTCGTCGCGACAAAGTGATGCGGCGATCATGTACCACGTGTTCTTCGCCTCAATCCGGACCGGCTCTGCACCGAAGACCAGTTCGCCACGGAAAGCGAATTCATCGGCGAGCCAGTCGCGCATGCGCTGCTCGATCTTCCAGTCGTCGTCGGCGCAGACCATCACGTGCACGTCCGGGTACGTTGCGCGCAGGTAGCGCACGGCCGGGAGGATGCCGCCCGCGTCGAAGCAGATGTCGACCGCGAATTCGTCGTCGATCGCCATGCGGATCGCGCGCGCGGTCGCATAGCCTTCGGCGACCAGCACGACCTGGGCGTCCGCATCAACCTCGCCGAGCAGATACGATGCGCCCTTCTTCTCCATGCCCTTGTTGAAGCGCTTCGCGCCGTCCGGCGTGATCTTCTGCAGGCCGACAAGACGTGCTTCATCGCCATACTGATACATCGGTACGAAAATCGTGCCGTCCGCGTCGAAGCGCACGCCCTCGGCCGTGATGTGCTTGCGGTCCAGGTAGGCGGACTCGCCGTACTCGGTCGCACGGCTCCACTGATCGCGCGCCCGGTTCGCGGCGAGCTTCGCCTGCCTCGCCTCACGCTCGGCCTGCTCGCGCTCGGCCGCCTCTTGCCGGCGACGCGTTTCCGCGATCGTTTCCTCGCTCAACGGTGCGCCGCTCCATTCAAAGCGCTCAGTGCCCGGATCGTCGCCGGAGAAATGCCCGAACGTGCCGCCGTAGCCGATCACGACGCCCTTGCTGACGACCTCGCGAAGCTGATACCAGTACTTCTTACGCGGCCCGTACCGATGATGTTTGCCGTCTGCGATTGGATGGCTGGCCGGCAGCTCAGGATGCCCGGCTGCCACCAGTTGAGCGCGTATCTGGTCTAGCGATGACATTCAGCGATTCTCCTTTCCAGTTCACGTTGATGGAGGGTCGTGCGCCATGCCCTGCGGCCAGCGCTATACACGTTGATTCCGATCGTCTTGCGTTGCGGCATAGAATGCCGACGGCGCAGGCCGCTGCTCGCGCTTTGCAAAGTCACTTTGGCCGCCCCTCGCCATGGTTGATGTAGCAACTGCGACGCAGCGCATCGCGCCCCTTCGCCTTGAGGTCTAGCAGTAGTCCTTCTACGGCGGCAGTGACATCGGAGCGCGGGCGACTGGCGACGAATGCATCGACTGCTGTCCGCGCTTCGCGACTGCTCATCGTTCCGCAGAAACATGCGTTGCAGATATCCGCTAATGACAAACTGGCGCGCTCGTCCGGTTCGCCACCCATGATTGGCTCGTCCACGATTTGCGCGTAGCGGCAGCACTCCATTCGCAGCGCGTCCAATCCCCACACCCTGATCTGTGAGAACAGCGCGGCGAGAATATCGACAGTGGTATCGCGATCGGCTACCGCCAGCATGCGGCTCACCGCGCCCGCTTCGGCGTTCCCATACCAACTGTTCCAGTATCCTTGCGCAAGCAGCATCACATTCCGCTTTAGCACTTCATTGGAGTCGTTCATCGTGTCCTCGAACATTGAGAAATTTGACCTTCTTGTTGCCAAACTGCTTGCTGACCTGTACGAGCAATTTCCCATCGAGGCCGGAATCACAGCAGACGCCTACGGCATTGACGTAGAGAATCTGTTTCGCTTCGACGGCACGATTGATGGGGAGATCACCACCGAACTGGACTTTTTCTGCGGCACCATTAGATGGTTGAATCGGGCCGGTTACATTGATTACATGGGCGAACATGGCTCGGGAGCATTCACCAACGTTGTACTTACTGCGAAGGCACTTGAAATTCTCAAGGGCACGCCCGAATCTCTCCGCGCACCTCAAGCGCTCGGCGACTACCTCGTCGATAACGTACGAGGCGGCGCAACCGAGGCCGTGAAGCAAGGCGTGGCAGCCGCACTTTCGGCCGGCGCCGTATTCGCCTGGAATGCACTCGTCAAATAACCCGCAAAAATCAGGTCGACAGCTCATCTTTGCCTCCGGTTACTTGCCACGCAGCCGACGCCATTCAGCAGACATCTGATCGTCGAACGCGGAAAGGTCGGCCGCGCAAAGCTGGCCGACGATCTGGTCGCGGAACGCGTGGCGTTCCGTCTTGGTAGGCAGCGCCGCACACGAACGGGCGGCGATCCCGATGAACACGTTGACCTTGCCGGCCCGCCCCGCTTCCGCGAGGAACACGGCGAGGCGATCGGGGAAAGTCGATATGAGGTCCGAGAGGAATCGGCTGACCTGATCCGGAGCGTTGTCGAATCGATAGGCGAGCGCGGTCGTGGCGCAGGCGAGCTGCTGTCCATACTCGCAGCACAACTCCACCTGCTCGCGCCACACGCGACAACACCCCATGTCGGGCTTGAATCGCTCCATATCAGCGCCGACGACGCTTCGCGAGGTTCCGGGCGGCATGGATCAGCCGCTGAAACAGTCGCTGCCCCTTGCGCCCCGTCGCGATGATCTCCTCGGCCTTGCGGTCGTCGATACGTTGATCCTCGAGCGCACGCGTCACGTCATCGGCCACGCGGCCGACGTGAGCCTGTAGATGCAGCGCCGTCGAGACGAGACGCATTGCGCCCGGCTCGAGCGCGCCCTCGGTCGCTTGTTCGTCGACGTGTTCAGCGACAAGGCCGAAACGCGCATTCAGCGCATGCAACGCATCAAGCGCATGCACTTTCGCCTCGGCCTTCTCCTGCATCCACTCGACCAGCAGCTCGAACATTTCCATCGACAAGCGGCTGTCGCCGACGCCGCGCAAGCGCAGACGCAACGACTCGGCGGTGATGTTCTTTCCACGGCGGACGGTCAGATAGTTCGCCGCGTCGGCGACGCCGCCGGGCGTGTTGCGAACGGACGTGTAGAGCACGTCCAGCCATTCGGTACTGTCGTATCGGCAGGTCATCGGGATATTGGGAAAAGGTGGGTTTCATTCTGTCGCCACGATCCGCCGCCACATACGATGCGAATCCAACGCGCTACGCGAATCAACGCCCCGAGTCGGGCCGATTCGCCGTGAAGAAATTCGGCATGAACAGATCCGGCCTCTCCACCTTCACAGCAGCAGGAATGCCCCGCGCGAGCCAATTGCAAACGCGCTGAGTGCCGCCGTGGCTCTTTTCGTAACCGAGCAACTCGGCGACCTTAGCCGGTCCTCCGAGCCGTTCAATTACCTGCCGATCCGATTGGATATGCGCTGATTTGTCCATAGGGCGACATTAAACACCATGTTTATTAACATTGCAAACGCGGCGTTTAACAACAAGGCGTTTACATCGCCGACCATTGGCTCTATGCGAGCCATCCATGAAACAACACAGCGCCTGTACGATGCCGCCAAGGAACTTCGGGACGTCGAGGGTCCAGCAAATGTCGCGCGCCTACTAAATGAATCGCCCCAGCTCCTCAACAACTGGGAGCGACGAGGCATGTCCGCGGCCGGCATCATCAAGGCAGCTGCGGCAATCGGCTGCCGAGCCGAATGGCTAAAATCCGGCGTCGGCGACATGGCAGACGCCGGGTCACTGAAAGGAACATTACGCAGCGGTAAGATTAGCGACGACCAGGAAGACCGTCAGCAATCGAGGCCGCTGCCGGAGCTCACCCCCGACATAAACGAACGCGCAAAGACGTTCGTGGCCGCTCTGACCAAGGCGGTTAAGCATGGACTCGTTACGCCCCAACTTATGCAGGCGCTCGAGGGCATGCTTGAGGCCGGCACAAGTAGCTCGACTGCGGCGGCGTTTGCAAAACGCTCACGCTCCGCAATCCGCGCAGCCGTGATGCCCGAGGGCCAATCGCACAATGAAGTACAAAAACGGGGATCGACGCGGTAACGTCGTTGATTTGACAACTTATCGGGCGAGCCGCCCTCGACATGTTGAGCCACATCTTGACGACTCCGAACTCGTCACAGACATACGGTTTTCTATCACGCGGTCCGGCAGAATTGTTGCCGCGCGCCCTCGCCTGGATACGACGCACCTCCTCGCCGTCCTATCGTGGTGCCAAGACCTCTCTGCACTCGCTCTCGACTCCTACCTAGACGCAACAGCCTAGCCTGCCAAACCTGACACCAACGGGACGGCGGGTAGGTATTCGCGCGTGCGCGGATTAAACACAATGTTTGCATTTTGAATAAACATGATGTTTAATTCCTCCAGCCGCGTCCCCCTGACGCCCAACTGGAGAACCGCCATGAAATCGACCGATCTGCACACGGAAGCCCGTCAGGACTGGCTCCGCGACGAACAAGCACCCCGTGTCACGCCGTCCGAGCCGGCCCGCCAAAGCAACTTTGAGAAGTCTGCGATCTTCCGCTGGACCCTCATCGCGGCCCTGCTGTTCATCGCCGTCAACGTGTTCCAAGACGGCCCGACCGACGAGCCGCCGACCGCCTACCGAGTCACCATCTAAACCGCCCCGACCCTGCCGGGGCAAGCGGCCCCGGCGTCATGGAGACCCGCCATGCCGCGAATCAAAGTCAAAGCCAAGCCTCTTTTCGACGTCGAGCGTCGCGACACACTGTCCCTCCGAACCGTCGTTCGTTACGACCGGAACGCAACGCGCCCGACAACGCCGATTCTCGTCGGCAAGTACGTCGTCGCTCGACGCCCCATTCCTGACAGCCTGCACACGCTTTACATGATCCTCGACGGGGCCGAGATCGCCGGCACGCAGATCTCGATCCCGAGCGAAGCCGACTGCGCCACCGCCATCAAGCGCCTGCGCGACGCGAAACGCGCAGCAGGCGTCGCAGCATCCGCTGCGATCGCCAAGGCGAAGAAACCGCGTAAGCCGCGCGCATTCACGATCCGGGAGGCAGCATGACGTCAGCACCGGCACATGCAGCACAGCCACTCAATCCGTTCGTTGACCTGACGGCAGGTCAACGCGCAGACCTCACCATTCGCATCCTCGACGTGTTCCGCCGTCTGACGCGCGCGATGACGTCCGACGAGGTCTGCAGGACGCACTTCCCGGATATGGCGAGCGTCGCGGCACAGCACATCGACAAGCTCGCTCGCGGCGGACTGCTTCGCCGCCAGCCGCGCCCTCACGATCTGCGCTTTGTGTACTGGCTGGCCGGATCTGACGCTGCCCCGCCGCTTCCGATCCCGTGCAAGCAAGCGGACGGCACGTATGCCAGCGCCCCCGACGATACGTTCAAGCCCCGACGGGCGGCATACGCGGCAGTCGCCGCCGGCTCGATGCACACTCGGCCCGCGTTCCATCCGATCGTCACGCGCAACCAAGGGAGCCACGTCGCCGTCTCGTTCCCGCACCTGTACCCGCTCGAGATCACGGCCGACTCTCTGCAAGATTCCGCCGCGCAGGCGTTGCGCTATCTGCGCCTGTTCCGTCAGAGCATCGACCTCGAAGTCGCACGCCTCGAACAGCTCGTTCAACGCCGGAGGATCGCATGATGGACGACCGCACCCAACCTCTCGATCTGACCGCACCGATTCCGACCGGGAACATCAAGGCCGCAGCAGCCGCAGCCGGCGCGACGTCGGCGGACCTGTGGATGGTCCCCTATGGCCAACTCCACTATGACCCGGCCGACAACATCCGACCGGTCGACCCCAAATGGGTGACGCACCTCGCTACCCTTATCATCGAGAACGGGTACGACAAGGGGTCGCCGCTCCATTGCTACGCGCGAAAGGTCAACGGGAAGGATCTGCTTTACGTGTACAAGGGGCAGCACCGCTATCTCGCAGCCGGCAAGGCAATCGAAGCCGGCAAGGACGTCGGCAAGATCCCCGTCGTCGTCCGCGACGCCAAAACCGTCAACCGTGCTGACATGGTGATCGACGGCTATCTCAGCAACGACAGCAAGCATTCGTCGCCCCTTGATTTGGCTGCGGCCGTCGCCGAGCTGCGCGACATTCACGGCATGACCCTTGCAGCGATCTGCAAACGCCTGAACGTCACGGACCAGACGATCCGCGACGTCGGCCTGCTCGAACGCGCCCCCGTCGAACTGCATCAAATGGTTCGCGACGGCGCAGTCGCCGGCACGCTCGCGATTGAGCAGATCCGCGAACACGGGGCAGACAAGGCACTCGACCGGCTGCAGAAAGGCGCGGCGAAGGCCGCTGCATCCGGCAAGGCCCGCGTGACGAAGAAACACCTCGACGCACCACCCGCACGGTCGACGGCCGCGGACGCCCCTGTCGAGGCACAGGCGCCAGCACAGGCACATACCGGCCCGACTGCGGCTGCGCCCACCAAGATCAGCGAGAAGCAGTCAAAGCAACTTTTGCAGGCGCTGCAGGCCGTGCTGCACGACGGCGGCTTCGGCAATCTGTCTCGACCGACCATCGACGCGGTTCACGGAGCATTGATGCCCCTTGCCGATCTACTCGACACCCCCTCATCTGAAAAGGTCTGGCCGATCTCGGAGCCGGACGAAAACGGCTGCTGCGAGCCGGCCGATACAGTGTGCGGACCTGAGCGGGCCGGAAGAATCAAGGGGCCGCTCGCTTACATTCGCGTCGCACAGCCTGCACCCGGCGCATGGATTTACTCGATCGAATACAACACCGGCACCAGCTTCGCGAGCGACCCGCTGAAGATGTCGTCCGCATCGCTCGTGGTATGGACGCGCGTTCAAGCTATTCGCTCGGGCGCAGCAAAGCTCATCAAGATGATCAAGTCTCCGATACACGGCAGAACGAAATCGGAACAGGCAGCCTTCAAGCGAATTCTCGCGTGGGCGAACGAGACTATCGCTATGCCCGACCCCGACTGGAAACCCGAGTTTGCCAACGCGACGGCCAAAGGGAAACGACCGGACGTGACCGGCGTACTGGAAGCCATCGAAGAGAAGCGCCGACTCACGTCGAACCGCGCCCTGCTGGATTCCGCATCCCCGACACGGGAGGCAAAGCCCGGCCTCGACCCTGCATCCGCATGGCCGTTCCCGAAAGGAGCCGCAAATTGACCTCGCGCCCGGCCCCTTCTACCCCACGTCCGCTGCCGCGAAAGCGGGAACTCGCGAAGAAGCGCCCGGCTATCGCACTGGCGAGCGTCAACGGTACTTCGATGCAGGCGGACTGCGGCGGGCTGACGCCCGCAAAAGCAATCCAGAAAGACGAAGCCTTGGCGGAAATCCGCCAAGGCAGGCTCGCACGGCTCGACGCCCTTCGCATCCAGATCCGCTCACTGATCACCGAGATCTCGCACGCGGCCGACGTCGAGCTACTGGACCTGATGGCCGACGAGATCGGTTCATTCGCTCGCCACAAGGCGGCACAGGATGCGCGCACCTGGGCAGCAACCGCCGGCATCACGCTTGAGACTGGCTTGATGCAACTGTCCCGCGCCCTGCCATAGCTACCGAGGAAAACTCCCATGACCGATAAAACAAAGCTCAACACGACGGACGCGCAGCGGGCCGCGCTTGAATTCGCGCTCGGGGCGTGTGCGGGCCACCCGGCAGGTGAGCCACATGTCGCGGCACTTGAGTCGCTTCTCATCGCCCATCAGGGTCACCCGCAGTCTGAATTGACAGCTGCGGCCCGCGACGTGCTCTCGGAGCGCCACAGGCAGATCAAGCAGGAAGGCCGGATGCCGAGCGACGACGACCAGTACAACGAAGGTGAACTTCCGGACGCCGCAGCTGCGTACGCGCTGGCCGCTGCCGGTTGGGATATCGATACCGCCGCTTACTACTGGCCCAGCTCATGGGCCAGGTGCTGGTTCAAGCCGACTACAACACGGCGGAATCTGGTGAAAGCAGGCGCACTTATCCTCGCCGAGATCGAGCGGGTCGACCGCAATACTGCTTGCGCAGGAGAAAGCCAATGAGCGCAGCTGAACTCATCGAACGCTTCGTTCAAGAGCTGGACAAGCGGATCAAGCCGGCGATTCCACTGGAAATCGCCCTGTGGTCGACCAAGGAAATCGGCGAATACCTTCAGCGTCCGGCCCAAGTCGTGCGCGAGCGTATCGTCACTCTCCCCGGCTTCCCGGAATCGATCCGGTTGCCGAGCGGCGACGGTGGTCGCAGCTTCCCGCGCTGGAAGGCCGCCGAGGTCGTAGCGTGGGTCGAGTCACACCAAGGCGGCACGCGCGCGCGAGGCGGCCGCCCGCGCAAAGCGGACTAACCGAGACGCGCCGCGATGTCCGCGGCCGTCTCGTTGTAGTAAGTCAGCAATTCATTGAGGTTCGTGTGCCCCGTCATGCGAGCGAGGTCAAGCGGCTGCAACTTCTTCGCCAGTCGCGTGATCGCTTCATGGCGCGTATCGTGGAACGTCAACCGATCTTCAGGCGGCTGTTTCTCAAAAGCCTTATCGCGCGCCTTGCGGAACAGCGCATCTCGACTCTTATCGTTGAGGTCGAACAGCGGCGCACCCTCATCCACCTTCGGCAGCATCCCAAGCAATTCCACTGCTCGCGTCGATAGCGCCACGCTACGAGCGCTACCGTTCTTCGTCAGCGGCAGACGCGCGACACGCAGCTCGAGGTCGACCGTCTGGCTCGTCAATCCAAGAATCTCCCCTGAGCGCATGGCCGTTTCGATCGCAAACAGGAACGCCACTGCAACGCGCTGCGATGCGTAGCGCACCGGCATACCATCCTGAAATCCAAGCGCGAGTGTCACCGCCTCGATCTCGGCCGGCGAGATCAGTCGCTCACGACCTGGCCCCGGCGTCGGCCGCTTGATCTCCTTCATGGGTTCCGACGCCAGCCAACCCCACTCTCTGCGGGCTGTGTCGAGCGCGTGTGATAGCAGGGTCATTTCACGATTGACGCTTGCCGGCGACACCTCTTTCAAGCGCTCGTCGCGCCACACAGCAATGTGCGCCGGCTTCAAATCGGCGAGACGAATTTCGGCGAACGTCCGACCGTCGATTTTCTTCCGACCAATCAGATCGAGGCGCAAGCGCTCCCACCGCTCGCCGCGCTTTTTCGAACTCACCTTGTCGCGATATTCTGCGAGCATGTCGCCGACCGTATGAGTCTTGCTACCCTGTCCAGTAGCGATCGACCGCAACTCAGTTTCGCGCTTGAGCGCCCACGCCTGCGCCTCGGCTTTCGTATCCCGGACTGCCGAGTCTCGAACGCCCTTGACGTAAACCTCTGCGCGCCAACCGCCAGTTGCGGTCTTTCTGAACGACGCCAT